CACGTCAAACGAAGTGCCTGAAATCACCACCGTGATGATGACGTTGGAACCCGCACCCCACGGAATCGTTTCCGGCCCGCAAGGGCAGCCGCCACAGCACCAGCAGCCTGAGATAAACATGGCCTAGCACTCGGCTGCGATCAGATACCACGCGGTTCCTTCGCGTGCAATTGCGCAGTTCACATTGCTGGCAGACGTGTCGCCGCTGTTCACGTCGGCGAACAGGTTGTAAGCCGTGGTCGTGTTTGGCGTAGTCGTGATGTTGCGAAACGTCACAACGTGAAACGTGTTCTTGTCCCACGCTCCAGTGAACGTGCACACGCGAAATACTTTCCGCAGTGCCGGCACCTGCGTTTCCCACTCAATGCCGCCGGATCGTCTGTTGCCAATCTCAACAGTGCGTACAGCTGCGGCAATGCGATCTGCCGCACCTCGAGTGAACGCTATAGGGTCGCTGTCGGCCACCGACTCAATCCTCAATCACGTTGATGAGAAGCCGCGAACCAGCCACCGCAGCCTTTGCCGCGTAGCTACCGGCAGCCATTCGGAACATGGCGGCCTCGCCGGCACGCAACCTGACGGACTCGTACAGCGTTGTGCCGTTCAGCCGGCCAAACGACACCGTGTGCGTTGTGGCCGTTGACAGGTTCCTGGCGTAGCACAAGCCCAGGCTTCCCATCGTGGCCGTGCTGATTTCCGTGGTGGCTGTGTTCAGGTTCAACGTGAGGGCAATCATGCCAGCGGACGAAATATCCGCCGTCATGTTGGCAGCGTTGAACGATTGCGAAAAAGCGCCTTTGCTGACAAGTGCTGAGACGCTGAAGGACAGGTCGGCCATTTTTGCCTCAACTGGGTGGTGAACCGAAATAGGTATTAAAATCTATCCTGCGATATAGACGACGCGTGAGAATTGCCGGAGCATTGCCAGGATCTTTTTTCCCGCCAGCGCCATCTAGTGCTATTGGCTCTGCTGTTGCCAACCATTCTTTGTTTTTATCGTCCCAAACCATGGCGCGTTGTTTCTCGCCGCCTGCAATAAAATTAAACCCCACGTCGGGTATTAGCAGGTTCCATCCGGTTTGACGGTAGAGCAGCTCGACAGACACTTCCCAGTACCGCACCAGCAGTTCGTTGACTGACTCGTATTTTAGTTGGCCGCTGATGCCCTGGCATTTCCACTGATCTTGGCCACCGCCTAGCCACGCCGTGTCATTCACACAGTTTGTCAGAGCAGTGGCTATAGCAGATGGAAACACGGCCCGGTTGCCCTTGATGACCACCTTTGTCTGAGCCTCATCGCCCTGCAGCCCCTTGATGTAGTCGCCAGCACTGTTGGTCAACGGCTTCAACTCGTTGCCGTCAAAGTAGTACAGCGCAGATATGGAAGCACCTTGCGTCTGAAAACTCCACGTGTCTGGACGTGTCAGTGGGTGCTGGTCTGGCGTGTCCTGCTCTTGCGGCGGGATTGAATAGACCGTGCTGATTTCTGTGATGAATTGCTTGCTGCGTTCCGTGTCTTCAATTGTTTCTTGCGAAGAGTATTCCGTAAGCACGCAGCCGGGAAATTCAGGGTGCGGAGAATTAACGGAAGCGTTTATGTACTTGGTGACATCGCTGCGCGTAGTCGTCAGACCCGGAATAATCTCTTGAACGGCACGAAACTTGCGAGTGTGCCGTGGCGGTTCGCCAAACCTCTGTTCAACGCCACGCGTTTCCGTGATCGTGAACTTTGGTACTGCATCAGGATCTGGCACCTCCGCTTGTTGAGGTGGAGGCGCTGCGGTCGGTGCTGGCGTCAGCGTACCAATGCTGATCGTCGGGCCGATCTGGATGATTTCCGTGTCAGCGCCTTGCGACCCTGGCTTGAGCGATCCGCCGGTAGGTTGTCCAACGCTTCCCATTAGCCTACGCCCCCAAGGATTTCCGCCTTCTCCATACGCAACTTAAGCACGTTTTCATTTAGCTTTTCAAGTTCCTTGCGTTGCTTGCGGTACTCCTCAATGGCGGGGTCTGCCTTGCCGCTGGCTAGGTCGAGGAAGGTGCTGGCGCCGCCCGCAGTGCGAATGTCACCGATCTCAAGAGCACCAAGCCGCAACTTCCGCAGGTCTTCAACGCGCTTCTTTTCCAGCTTGAAGACTTCTTCAGCGTATTTCTTTTGCGCTTCGGCAATCTTCTTGCCATTGTCTTCCAGTAGTTTCTGCCGTTGTTCATCTCGCTTTTTCTGCTCGGCATCAATCCGCTTCTGCTCTTCCTCGGCCTGCTTGCGTTGGGCGGCCGCACCGCTAGCAATGTCTTCCTGCTGAGCTTGGACTTGATCCAGTTGTTGCAGCCGCTGCATGCCAGCCCGCTCGGCATCCTTGTCGCCGGCAGCCCTGGCCTTTTCAACGTCCTGCTTGACCCTGGCAATTTCCTTTTCGACGGCCTCGACGTTCTGTGCCGCCTTGTACCGCGCGGAGTCGCCGCCGAATTCCTGTTCAATCTTCAACTGCTCGAGCAACGAATCAGCAATCTTGGTGTTTGCTTCAATGGCCTTTTGGGCAGCCTCTTGCTCTGCCTTGGCTTTCTTCTCTGCCTCTTCGGAAACAGCAGCAACAGCTTCACGCTGCTTGTCGTACGACTCCGTAGCCTGCTGCACGCCACGGTCAATTCCAAGCCAATCCTCCGCGAACTGCAGCACACGGTCGATGAACCCGCCGACCTGAGACACGACATTCTTTATGCCTTGCCACAAACCCTGGAACGCACCGGCTATGGCGCTGGTCACGCTTGAGATTGTTCCGCCAATGCCTGTGAAGTCCAGCCAGCCAGCCACCAGATCGGCCACATATCCGACAGTCTGATCTACGGCTGCACCGACAATCGTGCCAAGTCGTTCCACGATTGCAAAAAACGTCTCGAGTGCGTTGCCAGCAAACGTGCCTGCCTCGTAGATGACTTCGCCAACGGCGGTGAACCCGTCGCCAATGGCATCAAGGAACGGCGTGATTCGCTTCAGGATCGGTTCCAGCAGGTTCGTGAACCCGCCGATGGCGTCAGCAATTGCACTGGCCACGCCATCGGCCAGGCCGGCAAACGGAACCAACAGGTTCTGGCTTAGTCCCTGCAGGGCAGTGCGAATGTCGTCAAAAGAATCATCGACGCCAGCCAGCCGCTCTACATCCACATCGCTGATGGTGGCACTGAACCGCTCAAGGGCGGCCTGCGAGTCTGCGAGTGATGCAAACGCAGGCAGCAGCTCCAAGCCCTTTTTGCCAAGGACTTCCGTTGCCAGGGCGGCACGCTCTGCTGGGTCTTGGATCTCTGCCAACGCATCGGCCGTACGCTGAGCCAACTCCGTTGGGTCCGTGTTCCTCAACTCCTCTTGGCTAATACCAAGCCGCTGAAACGCCTTAGATACGTCGTTGCTTCCCTCTCTGGCTTTGGCGATGTTGACTTCAAATTTCTGAAGTGCGGATGCGATTTCATCAATTGACAGTCCAGTTCGCTTGGCTGCCTCATCCAGCACCTGCACGAAATCGAACGAAGCCCCAAGCCTTGAGGCAGTATTAGATAATGCCTCGGCCTTAGCGGACAGATTCGATAAACCGCTGGCAATTGATGCGGCGGCAGCGCCAAAGGCGGCAATCCCTGCAACTGCGACCGTAAACGGATTGACCAGTGCGGACACTGACGCAGCCACAGATGTGACGCCAGACTGGAGCCCACCGGCAAACACCCTGCCAAGCCCTTCGGCCGCACTCGAAAGGCCAGACATGCGTCCGGCGATGTTGCCAATCGGGCCAGGGATCGCGGACAAAATCCCGCTCAGTTCGTTGAATTGAAGCACGCCGCCTTTGCCAGCCTTATCTGCTTCTTTGTCGTATCCCTTGGCAGCTTCCTCGGCTTTCTTGAAATCGGCCGACACCTTCGTCAACGCACGGTCATAGGTTTCCTGCGTAATCGTGCCGGCCTCAAGGTGCTGCCGCAGTTCATTGACCTGGGCGTCATACCGCTCGAGCGGCGTGCGGGTTTGCTCAAGGATCTGCCGGCCACGATCGCGGAACTGGTTGACCTTTTCCTCCGCTTTTGCGGCACGTTCGTTCTCGCCGGTCACGTCTGCCAGTGCACGCTCATAGGTAGCGCTGTCGATGGCACCTGCCTTCAGCTGCTCGTTCAGCCGATCCACCGCGAGTGCGGTTTGCTCCTCGGCCGTGCGGTACTTCTCAATCGTCCTGGCACCATCCTCAAAGATGCGTGCCGTCTGCTGTGCCGCCGATTGGATCGCCGTAAATGATTCTGCGTACTGCTTGGCGCTGATCTCGCCGGCCTGCAGGGCAGCCGCCAACTGGTCGAACTGGCTTTTGACGTTCGCCTGGGCGTTGGCCGCACCTTCTGTCGTGGCACGGAACCTGTCAAAGATACTGGCCGTGGATTCAGCCTTGCTGCCCAAGTCGGCAAGCGCCTTATCAACCGGCGACAACGACGAGCCGAGCCCACTGGCATCGGCCGTCACCTTCATCGCCAAGCCAAGTACGGTTGCCATCACATCACCCCAAGCCGTCTGTTGAGTTCATCTATCGCGTCACGCATCTGGTCAGGGTGCTGCGGTGGAGACTCAATCGGTATGAAGTCTTCCGGCCGTGGCGATTGTCCTTTGCGAGAGTACGGAGCCAGCATCGCTGAAACGATCAGGCCTGTTTCACGCCATGAATCCGGTATTGCCTCAAAGTGCCTGGTGTACGCGACCCACTCGCTCAGTTCCTTGCTGTCCATGCGCCGCTCAAGTTCGCCCACCGTCATGCCGAGATGGCCGGCCAGACGGAATAGGAACCGCCTCGAGGGGCGCAGGTTCAGTTTTTTGCCAACTCCTCCACATCATCCGCCATCAAATGGTTGTGCTTCATCGTCCGTTCCCACAGTCGTGCCATCACTCGGGCAGACTTCTTTGACAAAGCCGAAACCTCATCGGGCGTGAACAGCAGCTGCCCGTC